AGCGCCCCGTATCCACGTTTCGTTTTGTTTGGAGCCGCGTTTGCTTCTGCGTCGTGCGGCTTCCTCCGAGGGCGTGGCAAGGTGAACTACGGAGAGTTCTCTCTGTGTCTTGGCAGCCTCGAAGAAGGACTGCGCTGTCAGGCGATCGCCTTCCCCGACGATGAGGGGCGTCTCGTTGGTCGCCATCCACTTCACGACGATCGGAAGTACGCCCATGCTTAGGGCGTCCGTGCCTCCGAAGTCTTCCCTGATCTTGCCGAGTTCGATTCCCCAAGGATTGTCCATTGGCCCGAGGGTCATGTGTGCGAAAGGCTTGGCGATGAGCGATGACCGATGAGGCCCGAACACGAAGTCCATGAGGGTTGATTTGCCGGAACCGGGTTCCCCAATCATGTAGACGATACGCATGACTGGCCTCACTGCCCCGTAACAGGCAGGAGACTTCGCATAGCCTGTGCTGTGGGGGCACTCCCGACAATCCAAAAGGCTGTGTCGCCACGGGCCTCCCAGAAGTGTCGGAACGCTGGAGTGTTCGCCTCCATGTACTTCAGGGCCTTACCCTCGTACGTGGGATGGAAGTTAATCCCGTCTAGTTGGTAGGGCATTCTGTCTTGGTAACTGGCAAACTTTGTCTTATGAAGGTCGTAGTGCTGGAGCGTGTACTGGCCTTCGGGCTGCTGGAGTTCCACCGTGGCGTCGGGGTCATGAACGTAGCGACGACGGAACAATGAACGAATCTGTAGGCCTGTGTGCCTCTCGATTGCGGCTAGGCGTTGCTCGATGAACTTGATCTTCGTGGGCCCGATTCCCATCAGGGTAATAGTCTGCAGGGCTCTTGGACGGAACTTGGCGAGGCCGTAAAGGACGGATACGCAAGAGTTGCAGGAGCCTGCCGTCATGATGAGGTGCTTGACCGTGGCTGGGAGATTGGCGACTTGTTTCGCCCCAACCGCGTGGAACGCTTCTATGTCCGTATCCGTAGCGTTGTCGGGGGTCGTGATCCCGTAGCACAACTGATAGAAGCCAGCGAACTCGGGTTCGAGCATCGAGTTCTTGACTGCCCTCTGGAGGGCTGGGTTGTAGGCAACAGGGATGTAGGAGAAGGTTGCGCCGACTTGATTGGCGATGTGTACGTTCTCGTGCCGTTTGCTACTGACCGGGTTCGTCGCACCGAGAATCACGTGGATTGGTAGGCCATAGTGATAGGCGACGAGTGCCCCCATGCTGATCTGGGGACTAAGAACGGAGGCTGCCGTCAAGACGCCCGATGCGTGTTGCTGCTGATTGAACAGGTAGACGAGTTGGCGGAGTTTCGATCCGTTAATCCCGCCATACCCGAGAGGGGCATAGTGGTCTTCTCTTTTGTACCAGCGTCCGTCTCTGTTCTCGAATGGCGTCAAGGCTTCGAGGGAGTCCTCCCATTTCACGACGTTACGGTCGAGGGAGAGTACGGGGAAGATTGTTCCTGCCGACATTAGATCCACCTAAAGCCTTCCTCTCCGCTTCCGGAGTAGCGGACGATCTCGACCTTCGCAGGCGGTACCGGCTTCGCAATGAAGTAGGAGCAGGCCCACGAGTAAGCGGATTCGCTTATGCTGTAGCCGGTGTCTGCGTAAAGGATCTGGGACATTGCCTGTGCGTAGGTTTGGGGGTCACGGGTAATCGTGAGGCCAGTCGCCTTGCTGTAGGTCTTGGTGTAGAGGTGCAGTTTGCTAATGGCCCCATCCATCCACAAGATCGCCTTGGGTCGCATACTGGTCATCCGTTGCCATTCGTTCTTCCATTCCTTGTACCGCATGATGGTGTGGAAGGGGAAGTCACAAACGAACAGGTCAGCCGGTTCAGTGCCGAGGTGCGTTCGTGCGTTGTCTGCGGTAACCCTTACGCCAGCACTCGATCCGAAGGCATAGTGAAGTTGGTTGTAGCAGTCGGGGTCAATGTCGCACATCACGTGGCTAGACGGTTTTAGGTAGCCTTGGAGCAAGGCCGAGAAGGTACCTACGCCACCGAAGGGCTCGTAAATGGAGAGGCCTTTGGGCAAATCACGAATCAAGTGTTCCACGCACTTCAGGTTCTTGCCTGTTTCCTTGGTGCGGTGGTTGATGTATTCGTAGTATCCGAAGGCTTGCGATTCTCCCTCGCACTTGCGGGCCTCGCCCTCACGCACTGGCAACTGATACTTGCCGCAGATCAGGGCTGTCTTTACAGTCATAGCGTCTCTCCTTGTGCCTTACGGATAGCGTCATTGAAGTCGTTGCGGAACACCGCGTCATATTCGTCCATCATGATTACCTGCCCCGTCAAGCGATAATGGTTCTGCTTGATAGGAACGCAACCGGGGTCCGCTGGATTACTTTCGAGCCTGAGGCCCTTAGGCAAATACCGCTCTCTGGCTTCCCAGAAGATGCCGAAGTCTATGTCGGGCCATAGTTCTTCTGTCTTCCGAATACGACCGTTGAGCAAATCGTTGTAGACGTTCGGATATCTACGGTTCACACGATGCCAACTCTTGTAGGTGCAAAGTGCGGACTCCAAGGTGAAGTAAGAGACGTCATTCTCGTAGTCCGTGCCGACTGCCCTGCCCTTGGCTTCCTGCAGAAGCGAGGCCCCTTCTTCGGTTAGCCATTCCATCTGTTCGGGGGAGTAGCGACCATCGAAGCCGGCAGGGTTGCTGTCGTGCCAGTCGAGGTCGTCCCGTCCGCAGACCTTGGCTAGGCCATTCCTGTGACTCTTGGAGCCCGACAGATCTTCCAGCAAAAGATTGTCGCAGTCGAAGGGCAGTCCACAAATACGCAGGTATTCCGAATACGAGAAGGCGGACAGTCTGCCGAAGGACGGTATCGCTGTCGCCTTGTCCCATACGCCTGCGAATCCACCGCGTGAGGCCTCAAGCCAGAACTCCTGCTGGCCCGTGCGTGTCATCTCTGCGTAGGCACGACTGGCCTGTGGGAGGTTCTTCTTGTGGTGCCGTCGATCAGTGTCGAAGGGCAGTCGTTCGTAGTTCGCCTCAAACCATTCGATCATCGGTTCCGTGTATTCGGGCGACGGGAACTGCCTGTGCAGCAACCAACTCACGACGGGGTTCTGCGTATTGCCATTTAGGAATGCGAACCATAGGGCCTGTTCGTCGTCCCATCCTTGCGATTCCCGCAGGTGGGGAATCGTGTAGTAGACGCAACCGGGGTGCGAGCGGTACTTTAGGTGGTACTGGTAGAACCTGTGGAACACTTCCCTGCGGTATTCGGGCTTACGGAAGTCCATGCCGACTTCTAGTTCGTGCTTGGGTTCGGTGGCCCTACCGGCATCTCGGATGGTGTATTCCGTGACTGGAAGATGCTTGCGCTTCTCCTGAGTCCACAATCCTGCAGCCGAGAACGGGGCAGTAGTGGCCTCCTTGGCGGCACGTTGGGCTTCTAGTTCCTTGGGCCCGCAGTTGCGGCAGAGGGTCTTGGCGTACCAGACCAGAGTAAACCGATAGGCATCTTTGCGTGTCGTCTCGAAGGGCGTCACGCCATGCCAAGTGCCCTGCCCATCGAAGAAGGTCACACTTCCGTCAGGTATACCGAACAGAATGTCATATTCGGGCAGGTGCAAATATCCGCCATCGATACCGCGTCTCATGCCCAACATGACCGACCACGAGCCGATGATGTTGCCTCTGTCGACGTGGTAGGGCAGTGCTGCTGTCTTGTTGATTACTCCACTAGTCCACGGGGCCCCGTCCATCATCCAGTCGGGATGAATGTTCCCGTAGATCAGTTCCCTGTGTTCTTCGGCTCGTTCGGGGTCAAGTTCCGTCAGCATCTCGAACCATCTGTTGGCTAGACGGTTCAGTAGGCGTCCCGTTTCGGGGTACTCAATGTTGAAGGCGTTAGGGGAACACCCGTAGCGTCGTCTGATTGGTGCTGGGGCACTCGTGCCAAAGGTGACCTGCTGGTACGAGATTCCCGAGGCCCGAGGGCCTATGGGTTGCCACTCGACACCTATGCGAAGTTGTCGGGCCAATGACTCCAAGTCTTGAGCCGTATCCTCGGGTGCCAAGAGTTGCGCAGCCACCACACGCTGGGTAGTTGCATCAACGATTATGACTGATTCGTTTATGGGCTCAAGGTGTGCGTATTGCTCGGGCTTGACGAGCATTTTGCGAGCACGATCATACGGTTTCCACGCTCGGCGTTCAACTGTCAATATCCGCATGAGCCCTCTCGATCAGTTCCTGAACGATGGCTGCGTTGCTCTCGTAGCCGGTGGCACGTCGCAGATCGTCGAGCATCTCGTACAGAGTGTCTGCGACGTCTGCCGAGTAAGGAAGAACGATGGTGCGGATCGCATTTTCGATGAAGGTATCGACAACTTCGGCGTCACTGGCAGTCGTCGGATTCAGGGTGCCATAACCGGGGGTAAACGTGTCGACCTGAAATGCCAGATCGCCATAGTCAATATCGTCGTAGCCGGTTCCCGAGAGGCCAGTGTCGGACTCCTTCACCAAGTCCAGCAACACCTTCAATCGGGCGTCATCGTAGGAGGCCAGATCGGTCGTACGATTGTCGACCAAGAGCAAGCGTCGAGCCTCTGCGTCATCGACGTCGACCCAGATCACGGGCAACTCCGTCAAGCCTTCCTCGATGGCGGCACGATAGCGGTGGTTGCCTACGAGGATCATGTTGGTATCCCGCTGGACAACTAGCGAGCCATAGAATCCATTGTCACGGATGCTTTCACGAAGGGTTCCAAGATCGCCCCTGCGAGCGTTGTCGGGGTGGGGGATGAGTTGATCGGCCTTGACGATTTCGTATCCGTCATTGAGTGACTTGGGCATGGGCAGTTCCTTCCTTGTGAATCTCGTTCCAGACTGTTTGCCCCGTAATGCCGAGGCAACTCGCTATTTCTCGCTGTGTGAAGTCTTGCTCTTTCCAGATGCGTCGCAGTAGAGTCCGTCGCCTCATCCCGAGGTCCGTGATCTTTTGCTGCAGAAGTCTCATCTGCCGCGTGACCTCCGCAGCCTCCAAGAGTTCGGGAGATGGTTCTTTGTTTCGTAAGGGCATATGTCAGCCTCCTGATGCTCTGACGTTCGCAGAAATGGTACGCAGGGCGTCCAGTCTGCTGCGATGTGTGAATAGTGCTTGTTGGGTGGTTTTCTCTCGGGCCTCAAGGATCTTCCAGTCCCTGAAAGAGTTCGTTGCCTTCAGGTGGGCTACTGCTTCCTTCGTTGCTACTGGTACTTTCGCTGTTTGCTCGACTAATGCTCTGGCGTACCGATAGCGGTATTCTGCTTCGGCCTCGGCTCTTTCGCCAGACACTTGTGATAGTTGTACCGTCAAATCTTCGAGGGTGTCGCAGATACGAAGAATGTCGGCCTCTATGTTCGTTTGGATGAGGGGGCTGTTCATGCGATTTGCCTAATGGTGAGCCGGAGCCCATCCCTTCCGCAGACTGTCCGAGGGTAGAACGTGATCGCCTTCAAGTGCTGTTCGTTGTCGTCATCGATCACGTTGGCGTCGACGAGTCCGTCTATGGCTGCCTTCACCGCTGGGTAGCAGGCTGCTACGTCTGGCCTCCAACGCTTGTCGGTTGAGAGGGCCAGTGCCTCCACCGTAATCGCCTCAAGGTGCGGTATGCCTTCTTGCTTGGCGTACCAGAAGAAACGCTCACGGGTAGCCTTGACTAGCCTTGCCCTCTCGCTGAAGTGCATTCTGCGTTCATGGTTCGCTGTCCACGGCCTCGTACCGTCCTCAATCGTCCATACGCCCTTCACACCTCGGGAGTATACGGGGCGTTGTGAGCGGATTCCAGTAGGCCGACAGATTTTGCTTCCGCCGGGTGGGCGTGAATCCAGTCGTGACAGGAACGGCAGATGGCGAGGATGTTCGACTCGTCGAGAATGTCTCCGCCACGTGCCCTCGTCAGTTTCTCGTGGCAATCGGTACTGGCCCCCCAGCATCGGTGCCGAGGATCCCGTATGAGCGTCCCTGCCTCGCAAAATGGGCGTCGCCCCAGAATGTCTTTTACGAGGGCCGAGCGAGCCCGATTGAGGGCCTTCCTCTTGGGCGAGACTTGGCGGAGGTTTGTCTTCCGTTTGAGGGGCCCACCGCGTTTCATTTGCCCCCACTTTACACCCTTCTTTCAGGATAACAGACAGGGCAGAACTTCAGAACCGTCTGGCCTTGGGGGTCAGTTGCCCTTACGTAACCGTCCTCGCAATCACCGCAGTATCTCATGGCTTCGTAGAACTGCTGGGGTGCTGTAGAAGCAACTGGGGGAACGTACATGTTCCTGAAACGCTCGAAGTTCGCCGAATCCTTGAAGATAAGGGTGAGTTCGTCGTAAACCTTACCGGCAGTGTTCTCGCCCCTATGCCACTTGGAGCGTTTCCAGCCTTGTAGGGCCTGCGTTATCTCCGTCCGACTGTAGGTCTTCAAGGCCCACTCAATACGACGTCGTCTTTTGTCGTCGAGGATTGTCCGTTCGAGACTGCGCCCCGTGACCTTGATCCACTCCGCAAAGACTTCACGAACAGAATCACGGTCATCGACCGTGTCGCCGGTAGGCGTTTTCTTTTTCTTCTCTGTTCTTGTTGATAGTTCTTCTAAAGGGGCCTGAGAAACCGTCGCTAGTTCGACCGAAGCCGGTTTTACCGGCGACGGGTTTTCAGTCTCTGGTGATTCAGCAGATTGGGGAGAGTCGTAGACGACTGATTCCCACTGGATTTGACCGTCGCTGTTCCGCACCTTGTTGGACACGAGGTAGCCTGCGGCCTGAAGTTCCTTGAGGGCAGTGCGAACTGCATCACGACCCTCAACGGAACTTTCGCTGGCTAACTGTTCGGCCCTAATCGTCCAGTTGTCGGGCCTCGACAAAATGGCGATCAAGAGCCCACGGGCCCGATAAGAGATCCTCTCGTCACGGGCGACCTCGTTCCGGACAATGACGAAACTATGCGTCGGCCTAGGTGCCCGACGAATCATCGCTCGCCACCTTTGACAGCGTGATCAGATTCTTCAGCGGGATCGCCTCAAGGCCTTCCTTGTTGTTCCTGAACTCCAAGTAGGCCTGACGGCAGGCTGCGCATGGCGTACCGTCTCCCTTCCGTTCGCTGTAGAAGCCGGAGAGTGTCCCGTGAACGATCTTCTTGGGCCTCCTGTTTCGCCCTGCGAGGATGTCCAGTCGTTCCCGTTGGGTGGTATTGCCCCAGTAACCGACAGTGTCCTTCCCGCAAGCCAGTGCGTAGTTCAGGCATTCCTCAACCACGGGGCAAACGGAGCAGACTCTACGTGCCCTGTTGTAGTTCGGGGTGCGCCCGTCCTCCTTGGGCATGAATATGTCCGTAGGAATCCCACGGCAGGCACCGAACTGAATCCACGTTCCATCGTGTTTCATGGGCGTGTACCAATCCCAACTGCGTCGAGCATCCGGTAGAGGCCAGTGCTAGCGGACGAGGTGGGCGAGACCCCCAACTGATACGAAAGATTTCGTTCAGCGTGACCCGGTTTCGCAACTCTGCGGTCGTCCCATTGTTCGAGTTCCGTCACGGCCTGAATCATTCCCCACGCGGTTTTGGCGATCGTGGGGGTGATCGTCTTCGAGCAATGCAGATGCTCGATCAAGTTGGCCCGTTTCGTGATGCGTCGGCTCCGTGCTTTCTCGTCGAGGCCCTTGAGGGGGAACACGACGTCCAGCATGGTCTCCTGCAGGGGGCCCGAAAGCGGTGTGTCGAGAAGTTGTGCGATTTCGTCATCGAGTCTGCGGTAATACGCAGTCGACAGTCGCAAAGCCTCTCGTGCTTCTTCGAGACGATCGCTAACCCTTGAGGTGTGGCGCAGGCTGAAGACCGCAGAAGCACCTGCGAATGTACGGGTGATGGCATTCATGCAGGCCGGACGGATTGGCGTGTTGGCAAAGCGCAGGCCAGTAGAACCGTCATGCGAGTTCACCACAGCAAGGTAGGGGGCCACCTCGCCCGTACGCAGGCTCATCGGGATTTCGCCGACCATAAACCT